TGCTAAGCAAACAAACCAACAAACCACCAAACACAACACTATTACACACACACACATAAAAATTCCCCCTACGTTAAGTAGGGGGAATTTAATTAAAATGTTGGCTAGTTCCAATATGATAAACCTAAATAGGTCTCGTAAGGGACGTTACTGTATAAAGGAATTAACCAACATTAAAACTCGTGATACCTCAAAAATCCAGAATGGATTATACTGGATCAGAGTTGGACGAACTAGAGATAACTATAAAAATGATCCTGATAATCATATAAGCACTCACAGGTTTGAAGGTGCTGTAATTGGTAAAATCGTTAATGGAGAAACTCACATTATGTACCAAGGTCAATTCATGAACATTGGATTCATTAAATATTACGCCATAATATTACCAATAACACAAGGTGCTGATAAGGAGACGTGGTTAGTAGCCAAAGTTGAACCGAAAATCATCTATCAAACTGAAAATGTGGATAAAGCATTTTTACCGTGGATAACTAATCATATGGCCTGGAATGACGTGCCACCAATAGATAATTTGATAGGAGAGAATCTTTTCTTAACACAATATCCCGGTGATAAAATGTTCATATCTTTTACTCCAGGGGTCAAAAACTGTGTAGATCAATACGTTGAAAATCAACATAAAAGTATGTATGCAGCCAATATTATGTGTGGTATTAATGGTTATGATGCTAAAACCAAATCTTATCATGGTGCTAGTTTTGGCTCTAAACCAAACCAATGGCCATACACAACTGACATTAAAGAAAGAAAACCATATGCAGTGGCAGCAGTCTACAAACATGGTAATGATATATACACTAACGTCAATGGAGCTGCTTGGGAAGACTCAGCCACCCTCAATCAAAGTTACGGCATATGGCCTAGCCCTAACGCCGGTATGTGTTCTTCTTGGGAAAAAGCTGCTGCGCTGCTAAAATGTGTTAATTGTGATGAAACTAATGTTTTACCATACAATCCAAACAGTAGGAATTGTAATGTTTGGGCAAATGTTAAACTCAAATGTAAACATAACAAAGGCATTAAAATGCTTACACCTGCCTTGTTAGAAAAACACAAAGGCAGATTTAAAATGCCCCCCCATTACTATTGCTATGAATGTGAAGAACCTGCAGGAACTTACCCTAACATTAAAAGTAAAGTTTATAAAGAGTTACAGGTGTTAATGGTAATGCGAGAACAATTACGTTGTGGTAGCTGTCATAACTGGCTTTGTTTACTCGATCCAGTTAAAAGTTTAATTGGTACATCAGATGAATCCTTGTTAAGATTATGCACAGGTGTCAATTTCAAATCAACCTATTATCAAGAAATCTTTGGTGATGACACTGATATAATATCAAACAAGTTAAGGGAAGCCATTATTAGCACAGATGCACGTACTGTAAATCGTACTCTTGCTGCAATGCAACCATTGTTAATTAAAATTAACGGTGTTGTTGAGAACTATGAGGCCAATAATTATCCTGGAACTGAATTTAGTGGTACCACTATGATAGGCGGCAGGAGCAGAGGTTGTTTGGAAACTCGAATTTTAGGTTGTGCAAGTTTAGCGAGTCGCTACATTGATGGGCCATGCGTAATTATGACTAGTTACACAGACCTAGATTTTGATTGGTGGTCCAATGCAGTTCTTAATCAACCAAACGTTTCAAAGGCAGTACCTAGATTATTTATTCCAACAGATGAAAAATTGTTTACAGAGATGGTAGTACAACTGGGTATGGGGATCCATCATTGTAACATAATCATGTTGGATAAAATGACAGACATAGCGGACATCGACACATTACATGGTTGGCAGGTGACCAAATTATACGATTTAGCTGACGTAATAGCCATACCAACGAAATTGACAGACAATTTACATTGCAACAAAGTCATGAATGTTGGTAACAGAACTTATTTAATACGAGAATTACATAAAAACAACTATTGCACAATATTTAATCTTATATTGCTTTTAAATGAAGAAGGTGTGGTAAAGGAATTGTTTCCTCTAACACCTGTAGAAAAAGAAATAAACATTTCTGTGCCCACAGTAGGGCGCACAAATTCATTAATGGGCTTAAGCCTCAGAAACATGAGAATAACATTTAAACCTCGTTTATACGAAACACTTATGCGTAGAGCTATGTACAAAGGGACAATGGATTACAACAGTTTGATGGAAACCGGTCTCGGCATGGCTATGACCAGGTACAACTTGGCTGATAGAACTGTCCCATTAGTTAATGTCACTGCTGATGAAGTTTACGCTCATGTGGTTATAGCTAGGGTAATGAGCGATCGAATTATGGAAAATGTAACCAGAAGTGTGTCTATTGACACTGGTGAAATTGGACAATTCGGTCAACTAGGATATGCCCTATTAAGCATTTTTGTAGAACTTGCAATGGGGCAACTTGGTTTAAGGAGTGAGGACATCAAAAAATATGTACAACTAGCAATGAAACACGGATCAAACATGATAACAGATGAGATTTGTACAAGTTACTATGAACTAATTAATTCTTTAAAGGAAACCAGAGCTGGTTTTGCTTTTGAATTGAACACCACTAGAGATGTGATTTGCAATCACACTCTCATTACTAGATTCGAAGGAGTGGGAACGATTAACTGCCTTTGCTGTGGTAGGTTGAACAACTCAGGATTTTGTATTGATTGCACAGCTGTTGATGCACATCCAGATAACCACAGATGTTTGCATGATTGCAAGCACGTACCAACTATGTGCGATACATGTAAACATGATAGTTGTACAAACCCATGCAATATTTGTGTAGATTACACAAGTATTGATATTGAGGAAGATGTCTTAGAGTTTTTTAAAAATAAAGAGAATTCAAAAATTGAATTCAAAATACCTACAATACCAACAAGGAAAAGTCTCGGCACCTTCAAAACAACAGAAACAATTGATCCCAAATTAATACCAACTGAGGAAGCAATTTATTTGCCAGGAGGGTGGCATGATCACAAATGCAGTTGTGAAGAATGGTACAGAGTGAGACATTTAAATAATGATCCGTTACATCTTTTAAGACGAGGTGATTGCCCATGGCATGAAAATAACAAAAATGCAATAAAACTTAAGATGGTGGAAGGATCTTTAATACCTTTGCTGCCAACCATGGAAGTGGATCCAGCTGCAGTTGATGTAAGTACGCCAGAAGTATTACTGTCTGTAATATCCATTAAAGATACAGTATCATTTGCCAAAACTTTGTATGCAGGTGAAATGGATGAAAATCTTAATTTAGTCAATTATTTAGCAATAGGCGAACACATGTTTACGAATGACAGTTTCAAATTTAGCAAGGTAGATGCCAGCAACACAAATTACACTTGCGCATTATCAGTCGCAAAGAGACATGATTCTATAAATGGTCTCAAACTTATAGAAGCTCTTTCTGACCATAAATTCATGCATTCTTCTGAAGATCTCAAAAATGCATCTGAAATTAGTAACTGCAATGTGGGAATTCTTGATGGGCTAACATCAACTGTTTATATACACAACCCTGGGGACCAAATTTGTTGGTTTGTCCATGCCAGAATGTTAAATATTGAAGGTTCTCATTGGTGTAGTGCAGAAGTCGAATTCACTAAATTGCCACTGGGACCAATAACTTGTTACACATCAACACCAATTAATAAAATTAAAAACTTTTCAACACTATTATTCCAGGACCATAACTTTTCGTGGGATAATGATCTTTGCACAGGTAAAGATAGATTGCGTCTTGAATACAACTTAGGTTTGTTTAACACTGGAGCAACTCTAGATGCATATAAAATACAACAAGTCAAAGATCATGTGATTTACAAGAATGGCGAGAAACATGATCCGCGAGGTGGACAATTTAACTTTAAGTTACCAATTGGCCAATTGCAAATTGACATGAGCGATATACTTAATCTTAACAGGGAAACATACTATTTATTTATTAACGAAAAGAAATGGAATTTTACTGACGAAGAGCCTGCTGAGGAACTAACCTGTAATTTATATGAAGCTGCATTGAATTTGTGGTCCCTAACAAACATTAATGATTTAGTGGGTTCACCTTCAATGCCAAAACTAGACAAACTGAGATGCACAATTAAAATTAATGGTGAGATTTCAGTTGTAACAGTCAGCGAAGACAATGTGTCATTTGTTAAACCAGGTGACATAGTTTATGTTAAAACTAACAAGGGCACATATTTACAATACACTTTAGCCGGTACTACTAACAGGGGCACTTTTACAATACGTGGTAAACTGCTTACAGGTACCGAACTGTTGTATAGTTTATCTAAAAGTGCGTCCAGTTGTCTAATCAAACTTTGTAGTATTAGTAAATCAATTGAAAATATTGCTAACTTAAAGCCTATAATGCAAAATAGTCAAGCAATAGTAGGTACTGGTGGTTCAGGTAAGTCCACCAAAATCGCACAAATACTGTATGATGAGAAAACAGCAATGGCCATTGCTAGTACAAGTGCTGCTCAAAGTGGTATTAAATCAAAGTTACATGATTTATTAGCCAAAGGTGAACGATTAGAAGGAGTGCGTGTTAGATCAGTGGAAGCTATACAGCTAGAGGAACTAAATAATCAAATCACAACCCTATTGGTGGATGAAGCCACATTAATAAGACCTGTTAACTTATTACCTTGGTTGCATAGACCTGATATGAAATTGATTTGTTTTGGTGACGTGGATCAAGTACCATATACTGATATGTTAAGTTTATCTGGTAGTAGGGCAACAACACATCTATTACAGTTATCAATAGCTAACGGAAATGTTGAATACATTGACGTACAATATCGTCAGGCCGAACCATTAAACAGTGAATTGAATAAGTGTAGAGCTATGAGGGTGAGTTATGCCGGCCCAGAAAGACAAACAACCTACAAGTTGATGTCTAGTGTAGCATATAACCCCACTGATATAGCTGATAACATTGCTAGAGGTCTAATTGATGTTGATGCAATCTATTGTTTTTACAAAACGCATGTCACAACTATAATTCATGCACTGAAAAAACATGGAATTGTAGCTAATTCTAAAAATGTTGGGAAACAAATTGATGTTTGTCGAGTTCACGCAAATCAAGGAGCACAGTACAAAAAAGTTTTAGTGCTACAAGCACCAGGAGCTGGCGACTTACACTTGAATCGAAACTATTGTATATCAGCTGCAACAAGAGCTAGTGAAAAACTGATATGGTGGAGCTTTAAGTGTTATGGTGAAAAGGTATCATTGCACGATAGAATAAACAACGCTTTAGGTGCCGCCGTAAACCCAAGTTGGGACGACATGTTAGAACATGTACAAAGTAATATAGGTAATGATTTAATGCAAATGCAATTACCAGGATTTAGTAATTCAGATACACAGCATAGCTTGAATTTAACAGAGATTAACAGTATTATTAAAGCTATCGAAACCGAACATAACGTGAAAGCCAGGATTACAGATGAGAACGAACTTGGAATAACATTGACCATATATAAACTTAATATGGAAGTTATTAAGTTGGCTTACAAAAATGAGACTGTTAGTGTGCTTAAAGATCCTTACAATATGGCAACTGAGGAAAACATCAAAGATTGGCAACTTAAAGCTAAGAAAATAATCAACTCTGAAAATAAATCACCTGAATACAAATTCATTAAGAGTAGTGGTTTCAAGATACGGAAACATTGTGACACTACTGGTGGTTTCATTACACTTAAAGTAATGGCTAGTTGTGCCATTGAACTTGGAGTTTTGCTGGCAGTTGATCAAGATTCAAAACTGTTTATCTCTACTGATGATGTTAACATATATGGGACAATTAGGTTATATAATAGTCATATTAAACATATTGATAACCATATAGGTAGTATAATTTTAAACAAAAGCGACCACGTAATACGTGTTCAGGGTGCTGAAAATGTGGATGTATATGATTTACTAAGGTCAAATTATAATGAACGTGTAGTTGCTGCAATCAATTTATGCGAAATATGGAATAACATACACACTGTTGGGAAAACAATAGCTTCTATGATCAAAATACCAATGCGACAACCATGGTATCACGTGGTATCTAAACAATTTGACTCTTTACGCAGGAAAACCGAGAGTGATTTGAGTAGTGATCTCAAATTAATCGAAAACGCAACAAATATTGGTAGTGAGCATTGGTTTAATGCTGGATTCATGGCGATCAATCAGGCTGGCTACAAGTTTTTCGTGTATGGGCAGCAAAATCTTAGTTACGTAATGCTTGATCAACATATTAAAACAATAACACATATTACTGGCGTTATTAAAAACTCAGTTAAATCCCAATATGGATTGCTAGCAAATTTACTAGTTTCAAAGACTAATTTACGTGGTAACATTGATCTCATAATGCCACTTAGTAAACATATTGAAGACAATACAAGTGTTGCATCAGTGATTAAATCAGCCAAAGGCAGGTTGGATGCAAAGAAATTGAGCTTGTTGAGCAAACCATTGACTTGGCCACAAGGATGTCCAAAAGAATTGTGGAGGAGGATTAAACTTGAATACCCAGATTTCCAAACAATACAACATCATCTCAAAATTGCCAGAGATGATGCGAATCTCTTCTTGCACTTACTAGTCACTTATCATGCTTTGCAAACCAGTGCAAATATTGTTTCTATTTGCTCCGATTCGAATGTTGTGCATTACACAGATTTACTCAGGGTTCGATATCATGATAAGTTTTTGTCAGAGCCTCAGAAAAAGAAATTAGAAGTAAGTTTAGGAGCGTACAAAACCAATTTGAGATTGTTGGCAGCTGGCGATAAAACAGACAGTACTGAAGATAGAAATTCTTACAGAACTAAAGCAAATGAACTAATTAACAACACCAAAATCAAATCCATTGAACTTGGGGATGTAGTAACCATTGATTTATTATCCTTACCAGCTGATGAATCAGTGATGATAGAATTTTTAAAAACAAACAGAGTATTTACTTGGCTGCCTATAGTTGGTACAGGCAGTGATGCCATCAATAGAGTCGGATGTAGAATTACTGACAGTATAATGTCTTGTATTTATGACCTGGAAGATTGGCAAATAAGGTTGTTACAACGTAAATCTTGTATACACGCTGATGTTATAACCAGAATAGCTAGTTATTGCATTGTTGAATTGAAACTAGGAGTTACTAACCCTTTTTCTTTGACCATTGAAGCCGATAGCATGAACCCTACTACCACGTTTTCAATGCCTCACGTACAAAGTTGGGATACTCTTCTCATGGAGCCAGTTTTCTCAACCAAAACCGTTTCCATACCAACTAGGTACGCGAGAATGCTAGCATTACGAATGTTACGCAGTGGAACATCATTAGATGATTTGCGCGCCGCTTACCGTATACAGGCCAACAATATAACTTACATGCAACATGCTTTCAGACTACGAGATGATTTAACTGCTGAAAATGGATATTGGATATGTGCAGCCATTTGGGCATATTACCATGAATTCCTCGACAACACATCTCACAACAAAGAGCCATGGTACACTGCTGTTCTTAAAGGTAACTTAGTTAATATTGCCTCAAATATAGGAGGAGACGTTAGAATTAGTGATATTACAACAGCTGTGACACAAATGGTGGGAAAGTTTTTGAACAAAAGTACCAGCAACCTACAACTAAATGTTACAAAGCATGAAAATAAAAGTCAATTGTTGTACAAAGGTGTGGCAATTCAATACAAATTGGCCGCTGGTGGTCAAATAATAATTAAGGATTGGATAAGCAATATTTACAATGTGATGGTATATAAACCAGTTAAGTATGAACCTAATAATGGGATCCAAACAATAAACCTTGAAGAAATAATAAGTTATGCTGAACCTAGTGTGGCACGTGAGTTATTATCAGGTAAGTGGACACCCCAAGGATTTGACGCTGTTAAAGCAATAATACATGATGGACCAATGCCACCAGGACCTTACACTTATAAAGATGGAGACCTGAAATTGAACAACATTATCACAACTATCAAGCAAGCCAGTAAGGATATAACGCAATTAAATGTAATGGGAAAAATTGACATCACATATGAAGAACTGATTACATATTGTGTTAAGAACCCACCGGAAACTGATCACATTAATAAGACAAACATTCTTGCAATGTTATCAATGTTACCGAGATTAGTTCTCCAAACTTCAGATGAAGAATTAAATGCTATCAACAAAAAAATGCACAATTTAATTGCATGTGAAACAAAGAAAACAATACATAGTTGGGATGGTATTAAAGTGGCCTTACACTGGATGGGGTCTACAGGTGATAGAACACCTATGGACACCCTTAGTAATTTGCTGACTAACAGTGGAGCTTTGGTTACAATAATTGGACCAACAAAACCAGCTGAAACAACTAAGTTTTCAAAATACATACCAATCAACTGGAGTATTGAAAAAACATTAAACACATGGAAATCACTTGGTACTGTTGTGACTGCTAGTACATTACCATTAGCAGAATTAGCTTCTATTAACACAGATGCTGATTATCCAGCGATTGAGTCAGATGTACACTTCACGCTAGGAATCTGTCCACAAGGTTTGTTAACTGGGATGATTCAAAACAAACCAACCGTTGTTATTCACCCCATGCCATTTGGATGTACAACAATGGAAGATGAATCACCGTGGTCATGGATGAGTAGATTGAGTGAGAAAGCTTTATTGATCAACAACCAAACCGCATTAAATGAGTGGGCCAGGAAAACTTATAACCATATAGGTGATATAGTTGGTCAAGCTGTAAATAGCGATATTGATACAATTTTCACTTTACCAATACAACCAGCTTGGAATTGTAATTGGATCCCAAGTTTGGCAGCACACACTAGATTTGGTAAGAAGTGTACTACACCTGCAGTGTATGTAACTTTAGGAAGCATGTTACAGTTGGCTAGCGAAAATAAACAGAAACAAATTATTGAATTTGCTAAAAAGCTAGCCATAGCCAAAAATTTACCAGTAATTGGAGTGGGAAATAGAACCAACTGGGTCAAGAATGACATTGAGTGGGTTGATTCAATGGATTATAGCACAATTCAAGGTTGGTTAGTTTGCCATGGTGGTGCTGGCACACTGGCTTCAGCTTGGCAAGGAGAAGCAACGGTGGTTGTGTTCCCAATAGCTTTTGATCAGCCTTATTGGTGTCAATACGATAATAAACATTTGTACGTTGGAGAAAAAATTGAAAATATGGCAAGTTTGACACCATTGACAGGACCCAAACATAGTTTGACAGACACAGTTGACAAAATCAACGATATTCTTAGCAATTTGCCAAGCAAACTACCAAACATTGACAGACCAAAACCACAAGGCTGGTTCAATGCATTACAACGCCGAGTGTTTGCAGATTATCAAACAGATAAGAGTGGATTGGTTTGCATCAAACCCAGCAACAAAGTCGTATATGACAATGCTACTGATATGAGAATGGACAACACTTGTGTGGTAGACTCAATAATGCATGCAGCTGGACTCAGAACTATAAATGAAAAGGAAATAATGTTGTCACGACTGATCACAGACTCAGTACGACTTGGTTTAACTAACATACATAATCAACCTCAAGATTACTCCACTAGTGTGCATTTAGCTGCTCTATTTGGTATGAATTACGCTGAAACCAGAGACAATGAGGAAACTATTACAATAGACATAACCTTGCCTACAAATGAATTTGTATTACTTAAAGTGACAGGCAACCATGTGAATTTGATAGGTGTCTTTGAAATTGACAAGCAACACATAATTAGGTCAATTAACAGGGGTGAATCCTCAGGAGTACATACTGGTTTGAACCTGGATTACTGTAGTCATGGTAAATTGTCACCCACTATTCGAAACATGGAGTGTATGCACATAGAACAAGATGGACCTGAATTAATCAAAGTGCTCACAAATTTAATGGTTGAAAACAATTTGCCCGAAATGCATAGAATGCAAACAATGGAAAGAAGTGTGTTTGTAAACCAAAGACGTAGTACATGGTCAGAACTCACTGGCCGGCTGGCAACAACACAGATCGCAAACTGTTACGAATTCAGCTTAAGATGTATAAACGATAACTCAATGCCAAAATCCGGGACATTGATTTGGGTGTTGGATGGTTCAGGCGAGTATAAGAAAGGGCTGTTGCTTAAGAATACACCAGGTACTTATCTTATTATCACTCAAGCTAGGCAACCAATGCCATTCATTGTCAATAGTAACTACTCAATCACACTTACTGCTCCTTCAAAAATTAAAGCTAAGGGTTCATCTGAAGCATTGGATCAAGTTGCCATTGGGAAATTGTCAGAAAAAGGAATTAATATTCGTTTGTGGAAAGGTAGAATAGATGACGGATTGGAAAAAATAATTGTTGGAGACTATAATTTTGTACCCCATCATTATGATGATAACAACACAAGATTTACTGGTGTTGAAAACAAGTTAGTGAATATCCATGGTAAGCAATTAATTAATGAATTCCAAATTAATGGATTAAATAGCGTGTACACAAGGTACAACGTAGATCACACTGAAGCCATCTGGTACTTTGAAATTACGAAAAACAATGAAACTTTTTACAACACAAGAATGGACAAATCAAGCTTTACACCAATTATAATAGAAGCTACAACTGACACTATTAAAGAAATCAATGAAATATATAATGATGTTGTGGTGCCATCAGCTGGACCCGGTACTTTAATGCTAGATGAATGCTTTAACATTAAAAATGATAAATTATACACTACTGAAGACACTAAAATACCAGAAATACTGAGAAATAAACAAATTTCTATGTTGCACAACGATGATATTAATTGGAGTGATGGTTGCGAGTTGTACCATAGTCAAAACATATCACCAGGAGCTAAATACAAAATAATACACAAACCGTTATATACCAAAATAATTTGGTGCTACAAAGGACTATGGGTTTTGGAAGAAAACAAAGACATGGCGGAGTTAGACTACAATACAGGTTGTTTGAATAATTTAACGATTAAACATTACAATAGTATTAAGGTAATGGAAAATGCTGATCTAACCATCAATTTGCGCCAGTTCAATACAAACAATTACATCAACAGTGTGGTACAATGTGACAACGAGGAACAACTAAGACAATGTGTATATGAATGTATATTAAATTTAACTAGCAATCAGCACGGTGCAATCGGATTTGTTGATCATGATGGTTGCATAACAACAAGCTCAGATGGAGTATTAATAGATATACCCCGAAAGTCAATAACTTATATAGATGAATATAACAATACATACGTAACTCTTAGAATTCATAATTTCCCGGACAAAATTACTAAGGAACAAATATTAGTTAATGAAAACAAAAATTTATTCCATGATTGTTATATGACTCACAAAGGAAAGAAAGTGTACTTCGTACCATGTAAATTGAAAAGATGCATTTCAGCTTTGTCTACAAGCGCTGAAAGCAAACTGTCGCAAGAAGGTACACAATGGTTTAAACTAACTTATAATGCCGAATATTTGAGAGCTCAATTAGAAGTAGATGATACAACACATGTTGACGTAGTTAGTGGACATAGAAGTGAGTTGGTGGGGATCGTCATGGATGGTAATCAATCGAACTGGCTGACTAACGATACTGGTAATGAACAATATGTTACTGATGCAGAGAAAATCGGAATGTATAGGGCAAATGAAACCAACATATATAGAAACGCACAATTTACTGATAAATTACACAACCTACAAGTGCCACATGACTTAAATGAAGTAGAACCAGAAATGCTTAATTTTATTTATCAGTTGGCTACTTTCATTGATAGCTTACCAGAAAACAAAGAAATAATATGTTCTGCAGGAGTTGAATGGGTCAACAAAACCAATGCCATTGGTATTAACTTGTGTGACACCTTCACGCACAAAGAAAATTGGATAAGTATCATAGTTCCAGGCCTGCATAAGAGAACAAGACTACTGGCTATGTTAAGATTAATTCCTTGGTTATTCTGCAAAGTACCAAGAACGGTGAGAATTGTCAACGGACGAGGAGAAGGTAGTGCAAATTGTATCCAAAGCCCATTAGGCATCACAATGAAGAGAAATGATGAGTTTACAAGCTTGGTCATGTTATGGGATGCCGTTAGTTATAGCGGGGTTCTGGAAAATTATAAAACAAAATTTTTACGATACTTAGCTACAATAGGTGACGTCTATGGTGCCGATGAGGTTTTCTTAAGCGAGTGTGACGTGTACAAATGTTGTATTAACTATGGTACTGCTGATAAAGAATTACCAGTCTTATTAAATCATGAGCACAGCAAATGTTCGCATGTTATTATGCAAGACAACAAATTGATGGTTGACAACATTAAATCATGGCACACTTATAACGCACATAATAGCAAATTCATAGATGAATTAAGTTCTCAATATGGTGTCATTAATGCAGTTTATATTAACATGTATCTAGAGCATGAGGTGTTTGACTCACATAAAACCACCCCTACTTTAATTAGAAGTAGATGGCTCGAACGACGACTTAAAAGTATAATGGACGGAACTCTAAACGTTAGCATTACTAATGACACTTATGTAACCAATGACAACAGAGGAAATAAACACACTCTAGATCAAGATTTAATTGACAGTGCATCCACAGGCCGACAAAGGGTTTTATACAATGTAAATTGCTACAGCAAACCCATAAACAGTAAGGAAGTCCTAGAAACCATTGACAGGTCTCTAGGAATAGGACCAAAAATAGAACTATGTAATTTGAAAGACATTAGCATTATCATGCAACGTGAACACAACGAAAACTTGATTAACAACAATAACAGTGTTTTATTATCTAATAGTTTACTTAAAGCAACTAGCACAGTACGAGGTAGAGCTTATTGGTTCGAGGGTGAAGCATTTACTACAGTTGAGGAACTTGGGAGTCATAGAGACTATGACAATAAAGTTCAATTCATTTCAGAAAAACCTTTGACAATCAAAGGGGCAATAAGCATGCCAGTTGGAACTGGGAAAACATGGTTGGCAAAGAAATACCCAAACTTGTTTGTAGACCATGACGACATTAATCGAAATAAACAACATCATATTGACAAGCTGATTAGAGAAAATAACTGGGATGCCGTTAACGCTATACATAAAAATTGCAATGTACCTAATGGAAAAATTTTGTTAACTTGGAGTGTGAACACTGTGCCGGATAATTGCATATACGGCGGAGCCATATGCCGTAGCCATAAGCCACATTTTGAAAAACTCAGCAACCGGCGTAAAGAGATGGCGTTACTCAATGAAGTTGGAGTTAGGATGGAAGACGTGGTGTATGATTGTGCCAATGATATTGAAGTGGAACACAAAGCATTGGAAATAGCAAAGAAAATATTAAATAATGAAATAATAGACGTTTCAAGAGTCAGAGACCACAATGTAGAAAGTTTCTTTGATGTTACTTTCAAAGATGCTGTCAACTACTCCATTGAAGACAAAAATTGGACTGCTGGTTTATACATGCCACATATGCCATCAGAAACTTTAGTGGAAAACAGAGATGTTCTCTTCGACGAAATTATACCAATACAAATTATAGACTTTCATGAAGACAACGATTTGTTTGACAATGCAAGAGTAATTATGCCGTCGAGTGCACCGCAAGTACAATCGTACCCCTTAAGAAGTTTCGAAACTGCTAACAAATTACACACATCTAATAAAATATCATTGACAAAATATCCTATGATTAGTAGACCAGTTCTAACTAAACATGTGTTTGGAGAGTTAAATGCTGCAAGTTTGAGAATGGAAAACTTACAATGGTTTGAAAAAGGCATTTTTGATGTCAATAAAGAATTGCAAGGAATTTATGAAAACTGTTTCCGGGGTGATGCAAAAGCTATCATTGCTAATTACACACCCATAACTTACAATACCCGTTGGACCAGAGAGTGGTTAGCACATAGACCAGGATACACTGAAATCGATAAAGAATTGGAGAAGATGGAGGCAGAAGGACTCACAATGCATGACTTAAACAAGGTGAATGTGCACCAAAAATTAGAAAGCTTAACAAAACAAACAAAACCCATAAATAGATTTATTGAACAAATAGTCAGAATTATCGTTTGGCAGGCAAAAACTATAGCCGCTATATTTGCACCAATTTTCTTAGAAGCAAAGCGGCGCCTAAAAGAGTTGTTAAAACAAAATATAATTTATGCAGATGGGTTGCGTCCTGATGAGTTGTCTGAATATCTCAAACAAATCCCTGACGACGACTATTATTATATTGAAGATGACGGTGACAAGCAAGATAAACGAACAACATGGAGAATGTTGAATGTTGAAATGGGCATATACAAAAATTTCCTCAAAGTTGATGAAAATGTTGTCAGTTTATGGACTAAATGCCATTGGTTATGGAAGTATAAGGGGCAATACTTGAGGGGCATGAGTGATGGTATGAGACAAACAGGACAAGCCACGACAGCTATAGGTAATGTTCTGACTAATCTTACTGTACACTGGAGAATGTGGCGAGATTTGGGTAAAGATCACGTAACTAGTCTAGTGTTAGGTGATGACAATATTATAATAGCAAAAAGACCTGTTGATGTTCAAAGCCACTTAAGTTTCTCAAAGAAACACTTCAACATGGTACAAGTTGTTGAACAGAATAGATGTGGAGGGAAATTCTTGCGCATGGTTATTAGTGGTAATGGGGACCACTTGCAATGTGGTCCAGATTATGTACGCTTGCGGAATAGATTCGAATACACTAACGGTCAACCACATGAGTGGGATCTCAATGAAGTTTTAGAAGCAAGAGCTAAAAGTTATCTAATGATGTTTGGGAAAAATAAAGAAACAGTTGAGATTAATCTCGACAAAAAATGGGATTTACCGCTTAAATACTATCATGATGAATCCACTACTATTGCAGCCACTGCAGCTTTATATGGTTGTACAAGGGATGCTGTTTTAACAGACAGAGCCAGATTACTTAAGTACATCAGAGACCCAACTCCCTACCGACACCAGTGGGAACACTGGACCTACCGTCCCTAACCAAATCGATTATAAGAATCTACCAAACATGTATAACCTGATAGGGGATACATGGTTCATTGTACCAGGTACACACAGTATTAAAAACTTGCCAGAACATTTTAATATTTGGCCATCTTTAGGAAGATTAAGACCAGGGGCCGACGAAAATGGGAATATTGAAGTAGTACAGCCAATAATAGTGGAAACATTAAATGTTTCTAGCAAATCTAAGCTTAGATTTGAACTTGTAAAAGGTGATAGCATTGGTACTATAGTTGACAAATTTGGTAACAAAGTCAATATTGTAATTCCGGACAGAAAATATTATTACAAATTTATGAATAAGAAAAATGAACAATGTACATTGGAATTATCATATATCAATGCAAAGTTACTGTTTGATCATTTAGGCAGTGAGTTCAAATGTGACACACCCCATGGTTTAAAATTCACGAAGGTTGAACTAAATAAATGGTTGGCTAGTCGTTCCAAACATGATTATGATAACCAAAATGAATTTGTGACTAGTGCAATAAACAAAGACTTTGAAATATTGATGCAAAAAGGTACAAATTCTGGAAATCATACCTACTGGTGTTTGAATACTGTTTGGAACGAAATCGAGGCACAAACAGCTAACATATTCACAGCACACCCAATGTACCGTAGCAATCCAGGTATCCCACATTATTGGACTAAAAGCATAGATTCAAATCACATTATGGTGCCATGTGGTTATAAACTCACATTTGATCTTGACACTCGAGATATTATTAATTGGCCACCTTTTGGGCAATCTGCCAGTGTAATACCTTCTTGTGGTCATTCTACTGAACTAGGATGGTGTAAAGCAGTCAAAGGGAAATTCGTGTGCTTGTTGTGTGTCATGAACAACTACGTTTATAGTCCCACAACGGAAAAAAATGATGAATGGATAAATAATTGCGACCATCATGAAAATGCAGCTTTAATTTACCCACGTGAACCAACATATGAAAGAGCTGGAAATTGGGATTTTAAAATTGAAGATAACAATCCCCAAATGCACAGTATGAATGGCACGTGTATGGAGGGCAAATCAGCAGTCATTTTGCGTTTGAACAGGCACACTGAATTCTTCAATTGGCCAATAGTGGGTTATTTGAACGTTAGTGGACCATTGTTTAATCCTAAAGGGGAAAAATGTTGGGATTTGATTAATATCTACACTCAACAGCCAGATAGATTAAAATGCATTAGAATTTCCACTTATCCCAAATTGGATGGTACTAACTTGCAACTGTGGTATGAAAACCAATTGTATAGTGGGAGTGAAGATTGTTTAAATGAATTATGGACTGATGACAGAATTGCTTACACTTTTTCACATGAAACTTACGAAGATGGTGAAATAGTCAGCAACATTTATGTGGCTGACGATTTGGATTATTACAGCGCATTAGGTAATGATTTACCTAATTATGGCACAAATCTGTACAGGTTAAGATTGATAAGTATTGGTGGATTAATTCACCAACACAACTTGTGTTTAACCGTTAAAGCCCATGAAGTTGAAGTACTTAAAAGGCTTGATTATATAGTCACAGATACTTACAACATAGAGATTGTGAATTATGACGATGATCAAAGTCAAATGACTAAAGAACCAAACGAAAACCAACAAATTGCACACATTGGAGAAGTAAAAGAGCCATCAAATGAAGAACTTAGAGACGCAGCAATCAAAATACAGTTGCACTCATTGAGTAAATTGCCAATTAAGAAGAAGCAAAAGAAAACACGAACTAATCAATTAGCTAGATACAATGACAAAGACAATTGCGTTGTTAAAATACAAGAATTTATTGATAATATTAAACGGGAAATTAGCAAGGCTGCTGTTACTAATGATGGATATAACTGGATACATGCTTGCAATGCACTGAGTGGCTATAAACGTCGGAATGAAATAGAGCTATACTTAGAGTCTATTTATTATATGCTTAAAGATTATATGGATATTAATAGTTATTGTATTCTTAAAGTTGAATTGGACAAACACACTCACACTTTGAGCATAATATTTGAAGATGACTTGGGAAAAATTATTTATAATAATACACTTGATAATTTAACAAAAAAATGTTTGTCATTAAACCTATTGTGCACTTGTCTTAAAACTATTAAGACCAACTCCAGAAAAGTTATAATCAACTTGTACAGAAAATGGATATGTTCATTGTTGTTGCGTGATAGTCCAGAAGTTATTACAAAAACACAGTCATTGTTAAGAGTGCTATACTATTCAACTTTTTGTTTATCAAATGATATTGAGACATTCTTGGATAATTCCATAGAGTGTCAATCACTACTATTGGTTTATCCAAAGTTCATAAGATTTGAAAGTGAAAACAATGAATTAAAATTAGTAAATGATTCAGAATACCGATGCCCAGCTATTATAACAACAATAAACAACAAAACAATGCTTGAAGACTCATCACAAATTACTACATCAGTTGAAGACTTGTGGAAAGATTTTAAAAATAAAATAATTGAACAACAATCATACTGGAAATTTGGCAGACAGTGGAGAGCATTTAAACACCTGGAATTGTTAACAACAAAAGATTATATCCTTTTCTCAAAACATGATGTGATAATAAACGACAAAATTTTACAACCACCTCTAGGTGCTGGAAGGTCAAACAAAGAAAGGTTTAATTACGAAGTATTAACTCACATTTGGAGAAGTAATGCGCACATTAAAGTTTGTTATTCTATACCATATGGCACAAAAAATGCAGAAGAAGAATTTAATTCAACAAAAGGTTTGTATTTACACAATGTGAGAAAATGTCCAATGTGGATCTTAAGAGATATGCTAACTTTAGATAATTTTGTCGGAGATAATGTAGAAATTATAAACAATATGGAAAAACACGATGCTTTTGATCTAGCCACAATGGTGAAACATATTTTTGAAGGAAATGCTGTAGTAGTAATGCGCCATTATGAAGCCACTCATAACATTATACGATTCAGTGATGATTACTCACATGTTACTCCAGGAAGTGTAGATAAAATGACAACCAAGCCATTGACTGGTAGCTATCAGTGGTTACAAAAAACTGGGATAGAACGAGGTTATTATTGTCGAAATGTTGCAAGATGTATTGAAACAGCAGAAATTATAAGTGGTATCCCAAACCCGACCATAATTTTGGACCCAAGATCAACAGACAACAATGGATTATACATTTTGAGTAATCATGTTTTCAATTCTACTTGGAATGCTAACACTAGTCCAGGCGGCATTTTAATGTCCGCGATTGACATTAGAACTGATATTAAAGGCAGGGATGTGAGCACGGTTATTCCGCAGTTAACAAGCATTGTGGTGCTTACCAATACATCTAATTTAGACAATGACATTAAATCTTTCAACGAAGTTAGTCATGGTTTACTTTACGAACAAGCTAGAGCTAGTGGTGAAAGTTTGAAACCACATGAGATGGTACATTGTAAGCTAAGTGAGCATATTACAGGTGCCAATGAGGCAGAAACTAAACTACTCAAAGAAAAGTTTTTGTTAGTAGCAGTTCATCCAGTTGTACTATTCCATGATGAGTGCGAGTATGCAATTCAAGATAATAGATTATGGACGGAAACAAACAAAGTTAGAAGGAGCACAAAATTTTAGTCGATTGAATCTAAATATGTTTGTTAGTTAATGTGTGTGGGG